GATTGCATTCTAGCAGTAAATACCATAGATTTTGAACCGGACATGCTTGTTGTTTCATTAATCTGTGATGCAATAACATTTTCCCTAGAAGAATCCAAAGTTATATTTGGTTCAAAATCGGTTGCTGTTGAATCCAATACCAATGCCGTTGAAGTTGTTTTTATATCATAATTTACAAATGCTTCAGCAAATTCCAATGCCTGAGTATTTATATAGATTGAATCATATTTAGCATTGTAAGTTACGTTAATTGTGCTACCACCAGCAAAACCAGTTTTATTAGCATTGGTAGTTGTTACTGTAACAGTATAAGAATCAACATCAACATTAGCTATAACATGTGTTTTATTTAATTCGGCAATAGGTATATTATTAACTGTTGCTGTAATGCCACTCATAGTTACTGAATCGCCATTTGACATGCCATGATTATAATGGTATACTCTAACAACTTTACTGCCATTTGTAGTCTGTAAAGAATTTAATGTTAATAATTCAGAAGGTAAAGACCTATTAACAAATGCAACATTACCAGTAACACCAGTAGTAAACACAGCTCTATTGATTCTAAATTTCAAATCTTGATTTTGGTTAGCTGTCCAAGTTGAAGCATTTTGTGATTCAAAAAATACCCCAGCATATGGTTGTTTATCAATAATTGATGTTTTACCAATTTGTTTTTGTCCCAATTGGGAAATCCAAACATAGTAATCATTACTGTCTGATAATAATACAATACAGTATTCTGTATCATGCTTAACATAAACGGGTGATGAAAACGTAAATGTTGTTGGTGTGTCATCTCCTTGAAATATGCCTTCAGTACCAACACTATAACTAACAGTTGACAAATTAACTTTATCTGGGTTCAAAATTACTTGACTATATGGTAATATAGTTTTTCCTGGATATCCATTTTCAACTTCACGGATTTCCAATCTAACTGGTATAGTTTCAGCCTTTTTAGCAAAATAAATATCAACACTAGTTAAGAATGCTCCACCAGATTTTTGAACCAAAAATGTTTGTGCTAATGGGTCAAACCAAGTATTTATTACAGTAGTACCTTGACTAACAACTGTGCGATTTTGTGTTAATTGCGTTTGAACTATTTCAGCATTTTTAACAGATTCAATTGTCTTTTGTTTTGTTTGTAAAACACCAGCAGAAAAGAATGGTGTTCTAGTAATAGATTCAAAAGTGGTGCCATTAGTTGAACTAGTTGTTAAAGCAAATTCTCTTTCTCCAGTTCTAAATCTCATTCTATTTGTTGCTGGAACATCAAATATACCGCATACAAGACCATTAATAGTAGAAGTTAATGCTCCACCCAGTGCGCCTAAAGTTCGTTTTGTAATATTAATATAAGCACCTGATATTGAGCCTCTCGCTCTTTCCGTAGTGAATGTTCCTATTATATTAACAACGTGAACAAAATATTCAGCAGTATTTACTTTTGTTGATTCGTTATATATACTGTTATAAGTAACAGCTATAACAACAGCAGTTGCACCGGTTTCTTGACCCACAATAACATCACCAGTTGCCATAGAATTATCTGGCAAACCATTCACCAAACGAGCAGTTTCACTTGCGCTAGAACCAACATTAGTAGTTGAATCTAATTCAGGACTTCCGGCAACATATGTAAATTTAAACATTGAAGCCGGTGTTACATATGCTGATATTGCTTTATTATCAAAGAATGGATAAAATACTGTGTTTGGTTTTAATCCTTTAGCAACAAATCTAATACGTTTTTGACGCATATATGGAATAGAAGATGTTGAAACAATTCTATCGTCTATTTGTTTTGTATCAAATTTAGCATTAACACTTGTATTAATACCTGTTCTGTTTGATACAACAGTATCAATATAAGAAACTTCTAAGTTTGCTTTTCTATTAGGCCATTCTTTACCTACAACAGTATCAGTAGTAAATCCTTGAGTAGTTACACTACCAAATGAAGCAGTATAACCACCATCAGTTAATTCTGGTAATTGTCTTCCTGTCCATATAGTTTGCCATTCATTCCATCTATCACCAAGAACACCAGCAGCAGCCAAAGTTTGTTGTGTTGAAGTATAATTTCCTTCCTTTTGAACTACTTTATCAGGCAAATATTTATCATCAAACCATATATCGCTTGATGGTATAAATGTAGTATTCCCAACAAAATTAAAAATAGCAAATGGATTTACATTTTTAACGGTTGATGCTTGTAATTGTTTTACTAATGGCTTAGTTGTGTATGGTAATGTTATTAAATCACCGGTAATAGTATAACCGTCAGCGGCTCTTTGTGCTGCATTGGTATCTTCTTCAACTAAAGATACTTCCCTAACATTATGTTGTGGTCTCAATTCTTTTCTTTCAATATCTATAGAACATCTATAATCATTTGAAGAAGTAAACCCTACCCCGTGGTCAGAAAAATTGTCAACAATAAACCCATTTTTATAACGTGGTAAATTAAATTCATCAGTTATATTCAATGCGGCTGTTTCTTGCTCCAATAAAGACAATGAAGTATAGTATTCAAGAACACCAATTCTGTTTTCAAGAGCACCAATATCTCTCATAGTATAACGTTTATTATTAATTAACTCAACATTAACACTATTTGGTGTTATATCAATACCATATGGGAACATTCTTAAAATAGCCAATGGCATACCAATTTTAGTTGTTTTTGGTACAGTTGGTGTTAAAGAAGGAATACCAGTAGTAGTAAAGAATTTACCATTTGGGTCTATACTAACAACATCAATTCTATTTAAATAATAAGAATATTCACAACTAATATTATTACCACGTTTTAAAACTCCAGTTTCATCACCAGGAAATGCTGTACCACCAACATTTGTGCTAGGTCTAAAATCCAAAATATCTCGCAATGAAGCATCAATTTTTTCATATGGTACATTATTTGCATATGAATCAACACTAAAATAATCACCAGCGCCATGAGTAAAATATTCAAAAACAATTCTTATTGAACCAGTTGGTGGAAAATATCCAGGTTTTAATGAAATTGAGCCAGGACCATAAAAACTAGAACGAATACCGGTATCAAAGTTAAAATTATCAGTAATGTCAACCAATGTGCCGGAAATAGCACCAGTAGTAGCAGCCATTTTAACACTAAGCAATCTAAAACAATCCACTTTACCTAATGTAATTTTTGCGGCAGAAATAGTTGATGCTGTGGTTACATCCTTAGTAAATACCGTTAATGTTTTAGTTCTTTCAGTTACATTATTTTTATCTATAGCAACAACCAATGAACATACATCACCATTAGTAAAATCGGTTCCACTATCAGTTACGGTAACGGTTTTAGAAGCACCTGTAACAGTTACAACTAAAGTGCCGGTTGTTAATGGTGTTAAAATTTTTCCAGTAGTATGATTAATTACTGTATAATTTGTATTATTGCCAACAGCAGCAAATGTTTCGGTTGGTGCAGTTAAGGTAAATGTTATTGCTTTTGTGGCAACAGTAAGGTTTCTTAATGTTCTTGTTATCGTATAATCAGTTACGCTTGTGATATCATCGGTCGATTTAACATTTCTAATATAAGAACGGGTAAATTTCGCAGTCATTGGAAATTTATTTGGCTCGTATATTTTTGTATTACATTTGAAAAATGTTGACGGCGTTGATACGGCCGTTGGTGTGGTTGTCAATGTTAAACTAGTATCAGTTTCTATTGTTAATATTTTAAGATATATTAATTTAGTGTTAGAACCAGTACCATTAGTATATGTTATATAATCACCAACAGATAAATCTTTAGTAAATAAAGTACCATTACCAGTCATAATATTTGTTGCAATAGTAATAGAACCGCGTAAAGTCTTAAATTCTGGATAAACGTTTGCTAAGAAATCAACACCAGAAGCATTATTATAATATAAACAACGAACATCCTTTTCTATTGTATATGTTGGTGAATTTAATACGGTATTAAACAAAAATACTTTATAGAAACCAGCAACACCGTCATCTTCAATATGTGAAACGTTTGCTGTACCAATTGCAGAACCGCTTGTTGGAGTAGCGCTTGTACTGGTCATATATCCAGAATATAATGTAACTTTTGGAAACTCAACATCAGAACCAGTTGGTACAGGATAAGATTGAGCGACAAAATTATTCATTAATGCTGTTGTAGAAATCCTTACATAATTACCACAAGTAGTTGTTATAGCGCTGGTATTATGTCTTTGAAAATCTCTTGGCTTATTAACTGACACATAACTAGTGCCAAATTTTTCAATTTCAAATCCACGAACATATGCTTTACCAGCTTCAAAGGCGACAACAATTTTAGATTCATCACCTGGAGTTACCAAATCTTCTGGAGTATAAACACCCAAATTATAATCTGGCCTTTCTGTATATTCCCATTTACAACCGCCATCGGTAAATGTGCCAAATGTTGTAACATAAGAAGGGGGCGAAGCAGCACTTGTACCATCTTTTATACAAGTATATGTATAGGTATTTGTTCCATCATTATATTCAATAATATCATTTAAAGAATAATGTGTGCTATTTTTTCTAACACCTCTATCATTATCGTTGTGTTGACGCAAATTTAATTTAAATGGAATTACCGAATAATCACCAGATTCATCATAAGTTCTTCTTGCCAAAGTTTTTTCTATAATAGAATATTCAGTGGCAACTACTTTACTTTCAACAATACCATCTTGTAAACGCAATAATTCAATAAATTCAACGCCACTAGAATCTTCAACATCAAGTTTTGTTAATGTTGTTGTTATTTGATATCTATTAGCACCTGGGGCATAATAATTATAAGTTCCAATGGCATTATCATTTAATGTTTCATCATCCAATGATGAAATAGTATTTTCAGTAACCAATAAACCAATTTTATATGTTGGCGTTACATCATACTTTTCAAGCGAAATTGTTTGTTTTTCTACTTTTACGAAAAATCCTTTAACATAATAAATACCGGCACCAATCATAGCTAATGAACCATAACCAGTAGCATTTGAAATAGCAGTAGAAACAGATATTTCTGACCGTGTTGATAATACTTCATCACTTAAAAATTTTGTGTTGATTCCACTTTTTTGATATTGTACGTAAATAGTATCTGGGTCAACACCATCAGTTGATTCTACATGAACAACCAAAGCTTGTGCTCCAGATGTTGCACCAGTTAAAACTTGCCCCAACAAACTATCAATAATTGTTGAAGTTCTGACACCTTGAGCATTTACTGAAGCTAATTTTACATAATCGGCTTTGTTATTATTAGAAATATAACCAGGAATTACCATTGCGCCATTTTGGAACAGATGTGAACCAACTGCTTCAATTTGTTGCTGTAGCATAGACTGTAAAGAATTCATCTCCCTAGTTTGCAACGCATATCCCGGCCTAAATAACATTTTAAGATAATTATTATCAATGTCATAATCATCAAAATATGGTGCTTGTGGAAACGTTTTAATCATTTGTATATTCCTTTTATATGTTATAATCTATTTATCAATAGTATAATATTAGTAACCAATTAATTTTATTTATATTAAATAATTTATAAACTTATTATTGTGCGTAAATATATTACTTGAGAATTAGTTCTGTAAAAAGGTGTTGCCACATTATTAATATCAATAATAGTGCCTGTCATTTTATCTATGTCGGGTAATTCTATCGCAGTTATTGTTATTGTATGCCCCAAATCAGTAGTTAATACATCATTTAATTCTAATAAATGATTATCAGTATCTTGTACCAATATTGAAACAGAAGATGCCGCTAATGGTGTTAAATGTTCAACTACTTTATACCAATATGTTTTTGCATTTTCTGTAAAATACATATCTTTTCCAATAGGGAACTGGGAATGTAAAATATTAGCACTACCTGTTATTTTATAACAAGGTGATGTTATTTGCGAAGAAGCAAGTTTTTTTGTTGAATATTTTCTTGGATTAGAAATTAAACCATGTTGATAAAATTGACTATTTATTCCAAAATTCTTATAAGTATCATTAGTAGAAATCTTAGAATAAGTCATTAATTTATCTCCAAATAATTCTGCAATAGCATTACTACCATGCCCACCAATTGGTGCAATAACTACTCTTAATGTATATCCAGAATCGCCACTAAATGATGCTGTGGCATGTGTATAGCCTCTGCCTGGATTGGTTATTTTTATTTTTGTCATTTTACTATTGCCGTCAACATATCCATATGCAGTAGCACCAGTACCATTACCTGTTATAGTTACCGGCTTACTAGTTGTATTATTACCAATAGATTCTACTACTATAGCACTTATTGCACCATCTGCTGCTAATAATTCAACATCGAATTGTGAAGTGTTTACTTGCCCTAAAATAGTAGAATTAGAAACCACACCATTCAATTTTGCACCAGTTCCTGTATCTCCAGTAACAGATAAATCTATATATGTATAACCTTCACCAGCATTATCTATTGTAACGGATTCTATAGAACCATTAACAACATGTGGCGTAAATTTTGCACCAACACCATCACCAGTAGCGGTGATAGAAGCTATTTCACCATTTGAAAATTTTATTCCTGGGTCAAGAACACCTACTTGATTTACCGTACTTACAAAATTTATTTTTTGTACTGTTCCGCGCCAAATAATTGCTTTGGCCTGAACAACATAATCGTTTTTTCCACCCCAAAAATATACATCAGCAGTTCCTATCCCACTACCTAAAGTTACTGGTGTGACAGCAGTAACAACACCATCAACAACAGTGGCAGTAGCAGTTGGTGCAGTTCCAGCATCTACTTTAATTATTATTTCGGGTGCTTCTTTATATCCAAATCCACCACTATTTACTGTATAACTAGTGACTTGTCCACTAACTATATTTGCAGTAACAACGGCTTGATGTGGTGTGCCTCCTTTTATATAAACCTTTGGCATAGTAGTATATCCAGAACCATAGGCGTTAAATGCATACGTTGTCACGCTACCATTACTTAATGCAGTAAAATATGCATCAGCACCTGTTCCGGTTGTTCCTTTAATATACATATCAGGAACAACAGTATAGTCAATACCATCTTTTTGATTAGGTGTTAATACGAATACAGGATATGCGTTTGTTCCATATTTACCATAACCGGTTAATGCAGAAGTTTCATCAATTGATGGAATTGTGGTTATAGCGGCAGTTTTATTGACATAGGTATTATCATTAGCGGCAGTTTGTGCATATGTGAATATGAATGGGTCAATAACATTACTAACATTAAATGTGCCATTAAATGAAGTAACATAAGAATTATCAATAACTACTTGGCAATTCATAGAACCAACTGTTTCTGAACTGTTCGCACCAACAGCATTGAATGTTATTCTTTGTGGTGTTACTACAGATGCCACCGTAAAAGTGCCATTGAATGCCACGGTTCCATCAATTACTATAGTATCACCAACAGAAAATGCCTCTGCCCTACTCAAATCAACAGTAACTACATTGCTAACTCTGGCAATATTGCTAATACCAATTGGTAAATAAAAATTATGCGCATGTCTAGTAGTAACAGTTACTAAATTAGATGACCTAGTAATATTACTAATTCCGGTTTCTGCTTGTGTAACTGTACCAGTAGAAACTACTGTATTATCAGCACCAAAACTAGTTATAATGAATGTGGTAGTAGTTGGGATAGCATGAATAAAATATGTCCCGTCAAAATCAGCAATGCCACTTATAGTAATGCACATATAAGTACCTAAATTATGTGCAACTGTAGTAGTTACTGTAACAGTATTAGAAACCCTAGAAATAGAGGCAATATTTAATGTTGCTGAAGAAGGCAATGAACATACTGCGCCATTATATGTTGATATCGTTCCGCTAGAAGTAGTAGTATATGTAAAAGTATTTTTATCAACAACACTAGCTACTGTAAATGTTCCAATTAATGCCGATGTTAATCCAGTACCAGCAATAGAAACTGTTCTACCAACTAATAATTGATGTGCCGTTGTTGTTACACAAGTAACTGTATTACCACTTCTTTGTATAGATTTAATTTGATATGTTGATGTGTCAGGATAATTATCACCTTCTTCAATAATATCAAATGAAGAAATCTCATTAAATTGATTAGTCTTTACCGTAAATTTACCGCCATAACCATTGCCGCATATCATTCCAGTAATAGGCGTTGCCGTATTATATCCTGTGCCTCCGTCAATAACTTCAACATAATCAATACCACCATTATTATAATGTGATGAAGTTGATAAATTATAAACTGGCATAAAAGAAGAAGTTAAAAACTTTTTACGCAAACTAAGAGGAATATGGTACATAAATTTCCATACATAACCATCTGCGGTTTCATATGGGTCAACTGTAGTATGTGTTGGCTTAGAAGTAGATGCTGCATTTAAATTATTAAATAGACATTTATAAACATTAAATTCGTCTGTTAATATATAAAAATTACAATCTTTTAATTTGGATTTCCCACTATTACTAAGTTTATTTCCGCTTATAGTAGATGTTGCAATAGCACCAGTACCATCACCTATTATAGTTATACTCGGTGCGCTAGAATATCCAACACCACCTTGCTGAATGCCTATAGCAACTACTTCGCCATTTATAACACTAACAGACAATTCAGAACCAACACCACCCCCGCCAACAGCATAAGCATTAGTATTTGATTGCGTATAACCAGAACCACCATTAGTTACATTGACATCTATAATTGAACCACCATAATACCCATCATCATATTGGTCATATACTATTCCAGTTGCCCAATTTATTCTTGGAACAACATAACTAATATCACTCATTGGTATTTTTTTAGCATATACTATTTTATCTCTAATATATCTTTCATATTCCAATGTGTCAATAGGAGTTATTCTGGTAGCATCATTACCTTGAAATCCGTCAACATTTCCGATAAACGTGTATAATGTGGATTGTTTTGTTTGCAGCTCATCATAAATTGATGCACTGATTGCGTTATATAACCCTGATAATACCTGTGAAGACATTGTTATTCCTTAAATAGTTTTACTTTATTTAACTATTTATATAACATAAAACCATGACATGAAGGTATTATTCATATCATGGTTTATATACTTAAGAAAATATTAAGTTATGGTAACTTTCCATGTAATTGTCAATGTATCTAATGCAGCCTTGTTAATTGCAGAAAAAACAGTGCGACATAACATTGTTCCAGCACTAGCAGCATTAAAAATTCCAGCCTCGGTTAATGCACCAGTAAATGACCCATTGAATAAACACGTATATGTGATTTCATTATTAACAACGGAAGGAGTTAATGTCGTTCTACTACCAGCAACAGGTGATATTAAAGCAGTTTGTCCTAATACGGCAGAGGTATTAGAAATACCAACTTCCATATGAGACATAACGGCTGGCGAAGTACCATTCATTCTTGACGTTATAAAATTTCTACCGGTAGTTACTACCATATTTTTTGTAGAAAATTGTTGCTTTATGTTACCGTATTGGTCCCTTAAAACAAATTCAACTACACCAGTTGGACTAACAGTTTCTTTTATACCGCCATTAGCTTTTGGTGTTTCTTTTACTTTTTCCATATGTTCCTCTTTATATTTTATCTAGTAATAATTGTTCTTTTGTTGCTATTAATATATTATCAAATTCTTTAACCAGCCCCATAGCAACTTTAGAAGAATTATTTTCTGATAATTTTAAATTAAAATGCTTTTCTTCTTCTGATTCAAATTGCTCTCTGCTATATTTTGGGAATTTTTTGAATTGTTCATATAAACAATTCAATTCTTTAATAGCATCGTTTAACATTTTTTCCGTTCTAATTCTATTATCAATAATTCTATCAAGTTCTATTTTTCGTCGTCTTTTATCAAATTCATTTGTATTTATATCTTCTATTTGAAATTTTTTTTCATCAATATCAACGTCTTCTAATAATTGTTGATATTTCAATTCTTTTATAGCAGCTATTCTATCAAATAATCTTAATCCTAAATGCCTATATGCCCTAGCTGGTGTTAATTCAGCAGCCATAACAAAAGTTTTATTTTGATAATCCGAATTTCCAAACGGAATATCATAAAACGCATCATCTAATTCTTTCAATACATTCTCTATTTCCATAATTTATATAATAATTAAATATATATTTATATTTATATTCTAGGATTTACACCAGCCAAATTTGTTGTGGTTGTGCTTAATGTTGCGGCTGGTGTTGTAACCGTATTTGTTGAAAAATCTATAGCATTAATAACATCGGAATATGAAAAAGAACTATCAGTGCCACCACAAAAATATCCAATTGTGGCAGATTCAATACCTGTTAATGTTTGCCTAGCTATTGATAAAGTGCTCCCAGAATTAGTAATTGCTTCTGTAGAAAAATCTATAACATCTATCCTAGCAATGGCATTAGTAGTATAACCACCGGCAAAATAACCTTTTGTAGCCGAATTCACAGCAGCACCTTGCGCTCTAGCTGGTGATAATGTTGCAGTCACGCTAGAAACTGTTTCTGTGGAAAATGTTATTTTATCAACGGTAGTCTTATTTGCACCACCAGTGCCAGCACCACTAGCAAAATATCCATCTGTGCTAGAATTCACGCCAGTTAATCCACTTCTTCTAACCGTTAAATATGAAGCCAATGCAGTAACAGTTTCACTAAAAAATTCTAATCTATCAATATTATTACTAGTGGCAAATGTTGAATCGATACCACCAGCAAAATATCCGTCATCTACAGAACTAACACCAGCAAATAAAGAAGCACCAGTAGTTAATGTAGATGATGTGTTTATGGTTGTTTCTGCACCAAATCTAATTCCACTAATATCACTTAATGATTCTGGTGCAGATTCACCAGTGCCACCACCAAAGTACCCATGTGTGTTAGAATTCACGCCAGCCATATCTATTTTAGGCAAATTCAACGTTGCGGAAGTTGATACTAATGCTTCCGTATCGTATCGGAATCCATCAATTATACCTATCATGGCAAAATCCGCACCATAACCACCACCAAAATAACCACGTTTTACTTGTGCATCGGTATATGTTGTTAATACTGGAGTAACAACTTCACCTGAAGTTGTTGAGACAGATTCGGTAATTAAACTTTTAATATAATCAACTTCAAATACTTCTGAAGTTAAAGTATATTCTAATATCGTACCTTTAACAAAATCAAATTCAAATACTTCGGGTGTTGCTGAAGTTGATACCACATCAACAATACTATCTTTGTCAAAATCAAAAGAAAAAACTTCATTAGAAGATGTGGAAACTGATTCTAATATAGAATCTTTAATAAAATCAACTTCGATAGTTTCTATATTAACAATAGTTTCTGGTATATTTTTACCAACATCAAATAAAGGTATACTTTCAGATGTTGTCATATTTTCATTAATAGTGGCTAATGAAACTGCAATAGTAAAATCAGAATCAGAAGTAATTGTTGGAGATTCCACAATAGGAGAAAGATTAAATCCAACAGAAAATGTTTCACCAATATTTGTAAAATCTTCTAAAACTTTGGTAACATCAAAAACCAAATCAGATTCAGCTATTGCTATAGTTTCTGAAAATATGGAACCACGCTCTATATCTATTTTATAAGTATTAACTTGAACTTGTGCTACTTTTTGTAAATCATATGCTGACCAAACAGCATAACTTGTAGGATGAACCAATTTTTTCAATACAGATTTATAATCATCAAATAATTCATTTACTATAAGTTCATATGAAAATGTTTGATAATAATATCCATCATATATAGCCATATCACTAGATAAAGTACCTGTAGTTTTATCATATGAACCTTGATACTTTCTTAATTTACTATTACTTCCAGTAATAACTATAGAAGAATCGTCTAAAACTATTGTTGGCGTTACTGTATATCCATAACCGGCATTAACTATAACTGGACTAATAACTGTTCCACCACTCAAAGAAACTGTTATTTCAGCACCAAAACCATCACCAATTACTTTTAATGTTGGTGCAACAGTATAACCTTTGCCAGCAAAATCTATAGTAACATTTTCAATCTCCCCAGTGGCGGTATTTATGCCACAATGCAATTGTGCAACGGTTGGATTTATATCTATAGTTTTATAAAATTTTGCAGGATAATATTGCCCAAAATCTAGTATTGAAAAATATTTAACAGTCCCATCGGCATTTAATTCATTTACTTGAAGAGTTAAATCAGTACCAACATAACCTTCTGTAGAATAAATCCATCCAACAGGATAAGCAGAACCAATTCTATAACCAGTAGCCGAGCGAATGACTTCTATCTTTGCTGGTGAAATTAATATCTCTCCCGTATATAATGAAGTTATAGTAGAAGTTAAATATGCACCAACTCCTGTTTCAGAATTTATTGAAATAATAGGATTGCTTATATAACCAGCTCCATTTTCAAATAAATTTATATCGGTAATTTTTCCATTTGTAGTAGTCAAAGAAGCTTGAGCACCACCACCATTAATGCCGTTAATTTCTATTGTATCAATATCTTTATATCTACTTCCACCATTTATTATTGTTATATTTGATAATTTATTAATAGTAAATGTTGTGGCATTTTCAAAATTATCATTAAAATCTTTCCTTATGAAAAATTCAAATATATTAAATCCGGTATGTGGAAAAGTAAGTTGAACAACATCATATACATAAACTGGGATTTTTTTATTCCCTATTGTTACCAGTATTGTATTATTAATAGCTAATTTAACGGTATCTACAGGAACAGTATTAACAACATGGCAAATAAATGAAATATCCTGTTTCCAAACGTCTGAAGAAGTTTTTATTATCTGTTCACCAGGATAATATACATCTATTTCTTTGTTAAATAAAATTCTAAATAATAATCTATAAGAATCTTCTGTTCCTGTTTTTGAATAAAGTTCTTTAATATGTTTAGCTAATAATGCTCTATCTGCTAGAATATTATTAGGAATATCACCCATCAATTCATCTAAAATATGTTCTTTAAATGAATCTATGGTGGTATCAATATCACCATACTTTAAAATATTTGATAATATGTTTTCTGGATTGCCGTCTTCATTTAAAAAAGCATAATATTGTGTTAAAAAATCAGCAAATTGCGGATATGTATCAACAATATGTTGTGGTAATTGTGAAACAACATTATAAGAAGCCGCCATATATTATCCTAATTATCTTGCTGAAGTAAATACATATTTAGCACCAGAAACTGTTTCGCCAGAAGCTATTGGGTCGATTATTGCATCCGTAATTATATCGGATTCTTTAATTCTCAAAATAACATTTCTAACTGGAATAATATCATTAGATTCTGTTTTTATAGATACCTCAATACCAGTAGAATCATCGCTTGATGGAATAAATGAAGCTATATTTAAGTTCAACACAATTTTACCTGTTGAATAATTTACTGTACCTACATTATTATTAACATATGTTCTTGTTCCATTTTTAATATAATATAATCTAATATATTGATTTCCGTCATCCTCTATATACATAACTTTATCATCATTGAGTATCCTGAATCCTGTTGAAGATACTGCTTGTTCTGGTGATTTATATTCATTTTGATATATTGGGTTATAAAATTCTACAGTATATTGAGTTTCCACACCATATATAGGAACCATATATTGATATACACTAAAATTAGTTATATTGCTAATAATAGATTTATCAGATTCATCAATTAATTTTGATAATTTACTATATCTAAACTGACCATCAAATTTGGACAAATCAGTATTATTATATGTAGCTATTGAATTTTTAACTAACAATTTAATAGCACTTTTCTTGTTTTGAGTTAAGTCAGCATCATAATAAACAGTTGAATTAGGTCTAATATAAATATATTGTGGGTCAATAATTTTATATTGAACAGAAATAATTTTCTTTTCACCAATGTTAGAAAGAACTTGATTTTTTTGTTCTGGTGATAATGTTCCATAATTTTTCGGTTCTATTGATACAAATACAACACCATAATCTGGCGGCACATTTTCATCTCCACCCCACACACTAACAGATTTTATATTTGTATATAATGTTGGCAATAAAGTTTTAATATCACCAGCCGTAACTAATCTATTTTGTGCAGTAAAAGCTTTTGGAGCATTTTTTCTAATACTATCAGCAGTTTCGGCAGACGCACCACCACTGGCTGAAAGATTAGTTACTATAGATACATTAGAAGAACCAGCAATAGAACCAGCTAATTTAAATACTTTACAATTATTTGTATCTGCACCACTAGTTGTAATATATTCAAGTATAACTATATTACCGTTTTCTGGAGCAACACCTAAAATACCATCACCAAAATATATTTCATATTTATTATCGGCAGTGCCTTGAATAAAAAAAACATTACTTGTTGAATTAACCGCTGTTATATCTTTTGATTCCAAATATCTTACAATTGTAAGATTTGTTGCACTATTTTGAACATATACTCTTATATGTTCTAAATCAACATTAATATCTGGTATAATATATTTTGTTGTTGATTGAGTATTTACAACATAACTATGAGTTTTTAATGACCCCTCAAATAACGAAACATTACTAAAAGTATATACTCCACTAACTGGTGATGTTTCATAATTATCTAATGTTATGAAACTATAAAGTTTATTATCAACAGTAGCAGTAAATTTAGTATTTTTTGGCAATAAAATAGAAGAAGGATTTCCCACTGGATTATTAACAGTAATGTCAACCAATGCTGAAGGACTTCTATATGACATTGGATAATAACCTAATTCTTTTGCCCTAGAAACAACACTACCACGTAACACAGCACTATCTATAAACATTTCATTAGCCAACATATTAGCTAAAATACCGTTATAATGAGTATTATATGCTAATAAATCAATAATGGTAGATAAAGCACTACCTTCATAATTATAATCTGAAAATTGTTCTTGTGAAGATAAAAATTCCTTTAAATTGGCTTTGATTTCATCAAAATCTAATTCAGAAACTCGTAATTTATTATTGATTGCCATGTTTTATGCATTCCATTTAAGATTCTATTTGAACTATTTATCTAATTCTACTAACGGTTATAGTGTATTGTTTCAATATAGTAGTGCCAGTAATAACATAATATAAAGTAATATCTAATGCATTATGTGTTTGGTCGTCATTAATTATTATAGAAGTCAATTTTACCCTGGGTTCAAAATTCTTAATAACATTAGAAACTACTATTTGTATTGCTGATTTAGTTGATGCAGTAAAATGTTCAAATAATAAATCATATAATTGAGAAAATAATTCAGATTGAAATGGTCTTTCATATTTTTTAGTCAATATGAGATTTCTTAACGATTGTTTTATTGCTTCATCATCATTTTTCTTGGCAACATCATTTGTTGCTGGATTCATATTAAAACCAAAATCAATATCAGTAAATTTTGTTTGAATACTACTTATTGTATTTGTTATAGTTCCCATTTCATTTCCTTATGCTACGACTAAATGCGTACATGTGGTATTATCATTATTGACAATTACCAATTTATTATTTATATAAAATGTTGAATTTAATCCTGCTATGGTGGTTGCAGCAGCATGTGGAGCAACTCCATGAGAAGCTATTGCATCACCATTCAATGAAATTTTATTACCAGAAAAATATGTAGTTGGTGCACCTGGAGAAAGTATAACGCCACCACCAACATTGGAAACATTTATAGAAGCAACTTTATTTCCACCTATATAAAATGTCATGCTAATTTCCTCAAACCGTTACCAACATTCCTATGGTCACTATAAGTATATGTTTCTCCGCGATTTTGCTTGCTTCTATATGTTATATGAATCCAAGGCATGCCGGAACCAGTATTTTTATATTCTAAAATTATTTTATCAAATGCTATTTCTTCGGTTAATTGTTTTGCAATGTTAAAATATTCAGATTTATCAACACCTTGAAATTGCATATCAACTGCTTGTCCAATTTCATGCTGCGAACCTGTTTTTGCATATCTATATCCAGAAGTAATAATCATATTAGGATATAAATGTTTTACTTTTTCCACTACATTAACCGCAAGATAATGTAGATTCTGGACAATCTGACCCTCACTCAAGCCATGTTGTGGTCTTATGCTTCTAATACCATCAGATGCAATTAAAAATTGCTGTAATGAATAATTTTGAGACAAAGCAACCCCATGAGGAATATTTTCTTCATTCACAAAATTATCATAATCATAATCTTCAAAATTGTTTATTTTTGATTTATTATAGTCAATAAATATTTCAGAAGCAGTTGGAATAGAAGTAGGAAATACCACACCTTTAGATTGCATTTTTGCAATATATTCATCAGCATCACCTTCGTCCGGGTCTTCATAATGTCTGGAAGCAGAATCATATCTTGATGGTGGTGGCGTTAATGTGCCAATATTATCAATGCTCAATTCTTGTCTTTTTAAAATACCATTTTCATCAACTATAGCAATATCACTAGATGTTGCAGGTAAAGCAACTGTTCCACGCAAAGAGGCATCGGTTAATGCCGTAACAGATGTTGTTGTAGCGGTGCTAGCAGTGCCAGCGGAGCCTTCTTGTGCTCTTATTTGAGTTCCGTCCATATATATCACACCAGCACTTTTATAATTACTATTACCAGTGCTATATATCCTCATTATAGTATTTGCTCTAATATTTGTTCCTGTATTAGAATATGAGGAAAATGCAGAGTTTGTTCTAAGGTTTATAGCACCTACAGAATAGATACCAGTAGTGCCTGCAATTTCGGTTTTATAGTTTGCATCACATTTTATATTCATATCTTTTAAAGAATATAAATTTAAATCAATTTTTGACTCAATATCTACATTATTAGCCGATAATAAATTAATATCACCAGTATGTGATTCAACATTAAATGAAGAACTTTTTATATTATATTCTCCCTGAACATATGTATTCATATTTCCATGAACTGTAGTGTTCCAATCATTCTTGACTACACTATTCATATTACCATATACTTCTAGATTGCAATCATGTTGTACTAATAAATTAGCATTACCTTCAACAGTAACGTTACAAACACCTTTAATATACACATTACCATCTCTTTCTAATATGGTAAACCCATCTCCAACAATTCTATTAACTTTTGTCCCGTTATTATCTGTTTCACTATATGTTCCAGAAGGATGATATAAATGATGTCTAACTGCCCCAGGTGTATTGTCGAACTCTTGAACAATACCACCTTCAGTAACATGAACATTGTTATATGGATATAATGAAGCATATGGAATATTAGGTTGACTCCACGTTTCTTTAGAACCGCCTATTCTTACATTTTTGATAACATCATTTTCTTTATATCCTACGATTGTATTATCAATGTTCTGTGCTCTAGCAATTCTATTAGTATCAGGTTCTTGTAATGTACTACTTTTAGGGTAAATTGCATTTGGGTCAGCAAACCCTTTAATAGTACCTTTTATATTCGATAAAGGTAATAAGGTATCTTCTGTTGGCAAATTCTTTGGCATTTCACCAGCAATAGAAGCATAACCAAGTTTATAATATTTTGAACAATTAGTACCAAAAGCATCGGAAGAATCTATCCCTTTGGAAAGAAATCTTCTGGTTTGTGCATGCCCAACTAAATGTGCAGCCATCAATGCTCCAGCCGTAACTTCTCTTGGCGTATCATTCCTCAATTTCATATAACGATGATTATCTTCACACGCTTTTCTGATTAAAGCATCTTGTACTTCTGGACTTTTTAAAAACTCAGTATGATTAGTCATACCATCCTTTCCTGTCCACGAAGAAGGATTAACCAAATCCTTACCTATCATGCCTTTTTTGATATATCCACCATCAAATAAAACCCGCCACCCTATTTGATACCTACCTAGAAAATGATTATTATCTCCACCAATAGTATTATATTGTGTATTATTTCCACCAGATTCTGCTTTAGCAATCGCTTCTCTAAGTTTTAAATAATCTTCTTTACTTAATGAACCAATTTCTTTACCAATTGTGTCAGCAGGTACTGGAATAAACCCGCCACCTTCTTCTACAGGAATATCTGATATACCACCTTCTTCACCTGTTTTATATGAAGGTAATGGTATAGCATCCTCTATGTTTTGCTGTGCATCGCCGCCTTGCGGAACTCCATGAAGTGTGCCTATAACAACCGGCATTTGGCAAGAATCTCCATCAAGAAATGATACTAAAACCATAGTTCCCGGTAAAATTCCAGTTGGACTTATACCAACACCGGAAATAGATGCCGAATTTGTTGGTGACAATAAGTATGCCCACGGTAAATCTTGTGTTGGTAATGCGCCTTTATCTTCTGAGTGCAATCCAAATACACGAACTCTAACCCTTCCGATTGACATTGGATCGTTGCGGTCTTCAACTATGCCAGCATATAATTTTCCATTACTCATATATTATCCTATTGAAGTCATTTTCCCAGATTGTTATGAGGTTATATCCCAGTTCTCTTATCTTGTTTTCTCTTTCTTTAGTTCTTTCATATAGTTCTTTTGCAGTAAAGTCATTGAAAGCATGGCATTTTTCGCCACCTTCAAACAAATCAGGGTTTCCGTGAAATATATCACCATGAAATTCATAAACGGTATTGGTTTCTTGGCAGTAACCATCAACCCTGTATCTTGTTCCTGGTATCCTATATTCACCCCCATTCATGGCATGTTGAATAAAAATACCTTCCTTTTCCATTATAGATTCTAGCCATTGAATGGATTTTATAGAAAATCCTATTGCGTGTCTTATTTCAATTTCATGTTGTCTGAGATAATTACCAATTGTGGTATCATCAACACCAAGTTCTTGTGCTATGTGAATTGCAGTTTTGCCTAAAGTTATATATTGCTCAAATAACCATTCTTTATCCCCAATCAATGGTAAAATATCACCAATATTTTTTTGTGAATAATGCCCAACACCATATTTCTCATTACTGGTTTGTTTTGCTTTTTTTTTAACTCCACTATTTTGTTGCGGATTTTCAACACCATATCTCTCAAGATTGGTTTTCTTTATTTTTTCCTTTATAATATCACTGGAAAATGGATTTCCTGTGCCGTATTTTTTAATATTAGTCTGTCTTATTTTTTCTTTGCTATTATCACTTTGAAAGGTATGTTCAACACCATACCTTTCAATATTAGTTTTCTTTACTTTTTCTTGAACTTCTTTATTTTGTCCAGGATTTTCAACACCATATCTCTCAAGATTGGTTTTCTTTGCTTCTACAAACCCACACGCGCGACATAATCTACCAGATAGGTGTTTGCTAGCCACCGCATAAAATACACCATGTTCTTTACATATAATCGTTAATTTTGTTCTCGTATTAATATATTTAGTCAATGAATAGTCATATCTATCACCATGAATAGATTTCGCCTTTTCTATAAATTGTTCCGTAGTTAATTTTTTCATGTTCGTATTATAACACACCTTATCCCAAATTGCTAGTTATACTATCTTTTACTAAACTTAAAATGCACTCATGCTCATTTCTTGAAAATCTATGATTAATTGCTGATACCAAATATTTACCAGAATGATAATTTTCCACAGCATCTTTATCTCCATTTTTTTTATCATGATGCTGAACAGTATTAAATACATAATCAATAGTCATACCAACATAATAATCACTCCTTCCAGGAACAGTAATTTCTGTTTTATGAGATTCTATTTGATTCATTAAACTGCTACGTTGCAATACCCACATTTCCGGGTCATCTATGCCAAATTCATCGAACATCCCCTGATGTGTCGGATAATAAATTATATGTGATAATGGATTTCTAGTAATTTTTGATGAATTAAATGGAAATTTATTTAAATGTTTAGTCTTACCGAAGTCTTTAATATAATCTAATTCTTGATTATATACTTTTTTTGATAATATATCATATACCACCAATTTTGAAGCATATGCACCGTGTAACATTCTATCAGAAATATCAAAAACAACATCATTAATGGCATGTCTTACAATATTATATGCACTGAATCCAGGCAATTGATTTTTTTCTAATTGTTTAACATTAATATTGGTATAAACAAATTTCATAGTTGATGGTTTTACTATTAAACTATCAATAGAAACAAAATTATATTTAAAATTATCTTGATAAAACAAATAGTTAGATGTCTTAAAATCTCTTGAAACGCTTCTTGCCGCAATCCAATTAATTGCTTTCATTGGACTCCAACCAGGAACAACAAATTGATATGCGTTGGCAGTTTCTTCAAAAACAGATTTTTTTGCTATTTCGTCAGAAGCACCTAATGCGTCATTATCAGTGAATAATCTTGCAGCAATTTTTGATAGATTGCCTTTATAAGACTTTCCAAGTTTGATGTGCATATCAGCAAATGCTTCTACTGACATAAAATGCAATATATACATCTGTGATTTATCAGCATTTAATGCTCTATCCGATATTTTATATACGGCAAATCTATTGCTTATATGTCCTAATTTGGAATCAATTGTTGGTGTGTGGTATTCTATTACTAAATTTTCTTCACCAACTAATGGAATGTTATTAATAAGGTCGAGAGAATCAGAAATTGTTATAGTACCAGAAAGATAATTTGAAAATATATCTTCATATATATTCATTTCTACCATTAAATTTCTAATATCAACAGAAACACCAGTAACAATAGAAACTAATTCCATTTTTGTTATAGCCACCTGTCCAACAAAATCAAGTTTTTCCATTATAATCATTCTCCCAAATTGTAATAATATTGTATCCAAGATTGATTATTTCTTGTTCTCTTTCTTTAGTTTTATTATAAAGTTCCTTAGCAGTTAAATGGTTTTTATAAAAGTTTGGTTTATCAGTATCTTCAAATAACTCTGGGTTTCCGTGAAAGCAATCTCCATGAAATTCATAACAGGTATTGGTTTCTTCACAATAACCATCAGCTCTATATCTGGTTCCCGGTATATTATATTCACCAACATTACCAGCATGTTGAATGAAAATACCTTCTTGTTCCATTATTGATTCTAGCCATTGAATACATTTCATTGAATAGCCAACTGTATATCTTATTTCAATCTCATGTTTTCTCAAGTAATTACATATTGTTGTAATATCAATATTTAATTCCTGTGCTATTTGTATAGACGTTTTATTATATAATATATATTGTTGAAATAGCCAAGTATAATCATTTATTAATGGTAATATATCAAGCATATGTTTTTGTGTATGACTAGCAACACCATATCTTTCTAGATTAGTTTTTTTAATTTTATTATATATATCATTATTTTGTATTGGTGAAGCAACACCATATCTTTCTAGATTAGTTTTTTTAATTTTATTATATATATCATTATTTTGTGTTGGAAACTCAACACCATATCTATCAAGATTTGTTTGTTTAATTTTATTTTTTAGCATACATGATTGGTAGGTATATATTGCACCATATTTTTCAAGCATAGTTTTTTTAATTTTATCTTGAATTTCTTTATTTTGTATTGGTGAAGCAACCCCATATTTTTCAAGCATAGTTTTTTTAATTTTATATTGTATTTCTTTGTTTGAAAATGGATTGTCAGCACCATATCTTTCAATGTTGGTTTGTTTAATCTTCTCTTGAATTTCTTTATTCTGTGATGGATATTTTGTTCCATATTTTTTTATATTAGTTTGTTCCATTTTATCAAATTTACATTTTGGACATCCTTGCCCACGCAAATGTTTATCAGGCGATTGAATAAAATCACCATGTTTATGACAAAATATTAATAATTTATTTTTAATACCAGTATATTCGGCATTGTTATATGTATATTTAAAACTATGGACAACATTTGCTTTATTGATAAATTTTGTTAAATCAAGTTTTTCCATATTATTCTGCCAATAAACGTTCGATTTGTTTTTCTATTCCGGGAATATATTCAGCCTTTACTAAATATATATGTCGTTTATTTTCATTTATCATTTCTTCATATGTTCTATTCGTTATTGCAGTATAATTAGTTACTGGAAAAGAATTCCATGTCATAGATACAGGGTCAAACACTTTTAAATTAGAACCATCAATTATGCTATTAACTTCATTACCATCAGAATCTTCATAATGATGAATATCATTAATATAATCTTCACCATATTTCGCTATTAAAAATTGTTCAAACATTTGTTGCGATTTTGGAAAATCTTCTAAACCATTAATCATATCATTCATTATTAAAATAATATAATGATAATCAGGAATTCCATAATATTTTTCTGATACTATTTCTGGTGTGTCTCCATCAGATATAGTATAAACATCTACAGCACCAGATTTTTTATAATCCTTAGAATAAATTCGTATTCTATTCAATATATTACTAACACCATATTTAACAGATTCTGTTTCACCTTGTATAGTAAAATCATATGTTAATTTTTGAAAGTTTTTAAAAAAACTCATTTACATTCCTTTTATTATATGTTATAATAAATATTATTTTATACTATTTATAAACTATATGGCAAAAAAATTTACACAATTGGAATTCATACAAAAATCAAAAATAATACATGGTGATAAATATGACTATTCTCTAGTAAAATATATCAATACTAATACTAAAATTTTATTAAAATGTGATTTGCATGGATATTTCACACAAACACCAAATAAACATTTATTAGGACAAGGATGTGCGCTATGTGGCGATATTAGTAGAAAAAACACAAATATTAAAAGATATGGGTGTGAATATCCAGCACAAAATAAAAATATACAAGAAAAAGCAAAACAAACTAATATCGAACGATATGGTGTTGAGTATACTTTTCAATGTGATGATGTAAAAGAAAAAATCAAACAAAAAAATATTGAAATGTATGGTGTTGAAAACCCATCACAAAGCAAAATTATACAAAAAAAGAAGAAAGAAACGTGTTTAAATAACCACGGCAATGAATATCCATTACAAGTCAATATCATCCAAGAAAAAATGAAGAAAACTATGGTTGAAAAATATGGCGTGGAATTCTCATTACAAAGTGATGAAATAAAAGAAAAAATAAAACGAACTAATGTTGCTAGATATGGTTTTATTGCACCAATAAAAAATAATAATATTAAAAATAAAGTAAAACAAACTAATATAGAAAGATATGGTGTCGAGTATATATCACAATCACATATAATAAAAGAAAAATCTAAAAAATCCAATGAGAAAAAATATGGTGTTGAGTATGCATCACAAAAACACCTTGCCAACGTCATCAAATTATTTAATAATTATGATTGGCTATATGACCAATATATAACTTTAAATAAAACACCAGAACAAATTTCTAAAGAATTTAATACATCCAAAACAACTATATTAAGATATTTACATAAAAATAAAATAGATATACAATATATAGTTGGATATTCATTGAAATGTATTCAATGGCTAGATTCAATTATGGAAAAAGAAGGTATTTTTATTCAACATGCTCTAAATGGTGGTGAATATCGGCTACCGGGAACCAGATATAAAGTTGATGGGTTCAATAAAGAAACAAATACCGTTTATGAATTTCATGGCGATTGTTTTCATGGCAATCCAGATATATTTAAAGGACATGAAACACCTAATTTTTACCAGCCTAATGTTATAGCTAAAACTCTTTATAAACAAACTATAAAAAGAGAAAACGAGATTATTAATCTAGGATATAATCTCGTTAGTATTTGGGAGAACACATATAACTCACAACGATTTTTCGACTAACATATCTCTTGTTAATGGCATCAATTCTTGGAATGTCATGCTTGTGTGTAATATTGTGGGCATACCATTAACTAATGTTGACCATGAACCAGAACCATACTGAATATTAAAATTGATAAGTACACATTCAGCAATTGCATTCACGTAATCATTCGTTTGATTGTTAAAAATATATTCAATTTGAAATTCTGAAGGATATTTCAAATACAATCCTTGATTTGTCAATGAAGGTAACATATGATATTTAAATAATGTTATAATATTCTTTACCATTTCACATTCTGCTCTGCTACTTGGTGCATATACATGGTGATATGTAAATTCTCGTAAAGAAACACTTTTAAATAATTGTTCTTTGCGAGGATTAAAAACGCTTCTACGCAATGCTTGAATAACACCTTCTGGATTTATAAATGTTTTATTTCCTCCGGTAACTTCACCGGCAATACCGGCAACAACATCGCTACCTAAAGCAGCGGCAGCACTTTTAGATGATTTTAAAATTTCGCTAAAACTTTGACCAGAAAGTGTGGCATCAACTAATGCACCGCCTAAGCCCATTGCTTCACTGGTATATTGAACACCATAATTTGTTGAAAATCCTTTTTCAGGAATTGGTAAAATTATTTGAGCTAATATTTTATCTACTTTACCAGATACGCCAATAGCACTACCATCAAAATTTCTCAATGCATCAATTGTTGAAGGAATGGCATCTTCAAAATATTTTTCAATGCCGGACCAACCATTATTATAAACATCTGAAGCCATATCAGTTGAAGTGGTGAATTTTTTCTTCAAACTAGATAACATATCATCTTGAGAAATTCCAGATACCTTTTCAATTAAATCAGCAGCAGATTTACCTGCTTTTGACATAACATCTTGTCCAGAACCATTTACTCTACCATTACCAAATATGTTATTTTTCTCTAAAGTGACATCAGAATCACCTTTTATAGTAAACTTCATAAAACTATGTGCATATTCATCATTATCCAATGATTCAGGATAAACATATATTTTCATTGGTTTATGAATATATTTGTCTAATATATTGGTAGGCGCATTGGCATCTATATTAACAGATTTTAAAATATCTTTTCCAAAATCATTCATAGATACTTGTTTATTAATATTGTCCTGTGAAACTGTTGGAACAAAACTCATTGACATTCCCTTTTGATAAACTTATTACTATATTTATAAGATAAATAGTATAAAACTATATTAAAATAATACAAATGGCATATAAAGGCAAATTTAAACCAAACAATCTACACAAATATAAAGGCGACCCAACTAAAATAAGATTTTTATCCTTATGGGAACGTTGTTTTATGCGTTATCTTGATAATAATGATATGGTAAAATTTTGGAATTCGGAAGATGTGCATATAAAATATATTTGTAGAACAGATGGTAAAGAACATACTTATATGATTGATTTTTATGTTGAATATATCAATGGTGAAAAGGATTTAATTGAAATAAAACCAAAAAAACAAACCATTCAACCCAAAAAAAGAAAAGGCACGAAATATTTGACAGAATGTTATTATTATGCTAAAAATATAAGTAAGTGGGAAGCAGCAAGAAAATTTGCAGAATTAAATGGAGTTAATTTTAAAATTTTTACAGAAGATGACCTTAGAAAATTAGGTATCCCAATTATAACAAATAAAAATATTAAATCATTAGGGTTTAAATAAATATGACTAATCGCATTAATGTATGGGATGAAATCTCAAAAGATTCAGGCTCAAGAATAAAATCTAGGGATTGGTATCAGAATAAAATTGCCATTTTAAAAAGTCGTGGATTGTTATCTAAGAATAGATTAGTAAAACATGAAGAAATGATTACTTCTAAATTGGAAGTTGGAAGTATGTATATGTATATTTACGCAAATCCATTAATGAAAATGGAATTACCTTATTGGGATGCTTTTCCATTAACTATTGTTTCTAGTTGGGACACAACAACATTTACCGGATTCAATTTACATTATTTGCCACCAGAAGTTCGTTGGGTATTGATGAAAGAACTTATGAGAAATGAGCAAATTTCTACTGTTAGAAGATTACCAAAATCTACTAGACTGGAAATGGATTATAACACATTAAAAAATGCTAGTCAATTTGAATTAATGAAGCCATGTATTCACAAATATCTTTTTGAAAGAGTTGGTAAATTGACTGGTGGATTATGGCTAAAAGTTCACCCGTCAGATTGGTTGCCAGCTGTATTATTACCAGTGGCTGATTTTAGAAGTAAAAATAGCACATATAGTCAACAAAAAGTTTGGCAAGATTCGTTAAGGAATAGGATATGAATGTTACATTAGATGGAAGAACAATTTTTAGTACAAAATTATTTGAAGATAAGAAATCTGGATTAAATGATTTTTTAACATTAATTAAAAATGACGGTTTAGCCACACATAATACATTTCGTGTCGAAATTAATATACCGAGAGGATTACAGAATGTTTATGGCACATATGGAAAAACATTAGAACTACTTTGTGAAACTTCTGAATTTCCTAGTATCGATTTTGAAGTCGAAGAAGTATTTTTACATGGTGCTACTAATCCAAGACCAAAAAAAGTACATTACGGAGATATGTTTTTGTTCTTTCTTATTGAACAAAACATGAAAGCAAAAATGTTTATGGACTCTTGGTACAATCTAATAATTGACCCTGAATATGGTGTGGTATCGTTTAAAGAAGATTATGCTGTTACTATAAGAATTTTTCAATTAGATAGAGAATATAATGATGTTTATTGTATTGAATTAGAAGATGCTTTTCCAAGGGCAACTTATCCAATGCAATTATCATATAATAAGTCACAATTCCACAGATTACCGGTACAAATAGCTTATAGAAAATGGACTAGACTTGATACGTTATATAGTAACCCAAATACCAATACTGTTATCGGTGGAATTATGTCATCAACTGGTATGAAGGTTGCACAGAAAGTCACACCGGTTATATACGGTGCATTAAAAAATAAAAATCCAAAAATAGGTGATTTCTTTTAATTATTATGATATAATGTTTTTATTTAACACATATTGCATAAGTTAATGTCTAAAAAGGTAACTACAGAAGAATTTATAAAAAAGGCAAAAAATGTTCATGGTGATAGATATAATTATGATGAATCGGTTTATACTAAATTTCAAGAAAACATAATAATAATATGTAAAGAACACGGCAAGTTTGAACAAACTCCAAATAACCATTTAAAAGGTAGAAACTGCAAGAAATGTGGTGATATATCAAGAAAAAATAAAATATTACAAGAATATGGTGTTGACAATATTTCAAAAAGCGCACTAATTAAAGAGAAGAAAATGCTTGCTAGTATGCAAAATTATGGCGTTTCTAATATATCACAAAACGCATCAATCAAAGAAAAGAAAATACAAACAAGCATCGAAAATTATGGTGTGGACTATCATTTTCAAAAAAATATAAAATTTAGTATTAAAAAATTGTCTGATAGAACATGGTTAGATGCAGAAATTAATATAAAAAATAAAAATGTTGAGTGTGTTTCGGCTGAATTGGGATTAACGTGTAGGACTGTGTATAAAGCCATACTAAAACATGATATTATTATAAAAAATACTACGGGTTATTCCTTAAAGTGTATACAATGGCTTGAATCAATAATGGAAAAAGAAGGTATTTTTATTCAACATGCCGGTAATATTGGTGAATATAAAATACCTAATACAAGATACCGCGTTGATGGTTATTGCGAGGAAACAAATACTGTTTATGAATTTCACGGCGATTGCTTTCATGGAAATCCTGATTTATTTGAAGATAATGATAAGCCAAATTTTTATCAACCAGAAACAACAGCAAAAGAACTATATGAAAAAACAATAAATAGGGAAAACAAGATTAAAAATTTAGGACACAGTATAGTTACTATATGGGAAAACGAATTTAACAAATTAATAACATTAGGAAAATAAAATTATGGCATTACCAAAATTGAATGTGTCTATGTATGAAACTACTATACCATCAACAGGAAAAAAGATTTTGTATAGAGGATTTCTACGTAAAGAAGAAAAAATTCTATTATTAGCATTGCAAACAGAAGATAATAACCAAATTAATATTGCATTAAAGCAAATTATAACTAATTGCACAAATGGTAAAGCCAATCCTGATACTCTTCCAATTTTTGATATTGAATATCTTTATTTAAAAATTGTAACTAAATCAATAGGTGAGGAACTTGACTTAAATGTTAAATGTGATAAATGCAATAATGAAGTAAATTACACATTAAATTTGGATGCCGTTCAAGCACCTAAAATAGAAAAGGATGCTAATTTAATAAAACTCGCAGGTAATGTTGGTATAAAATTAAAATATCCAACAATTGATGGTATGAATGACGTTTCAGTAATTTTAGAAGATAATAAAGCATCAACCGAAGAAGAAGAATTTAATGCTATTATAAATACTATTGAATTTATCTATGATGAAGAAGGAGTTTATTACCCTAAAGACCAAACAAAAGAAGAATTATATGAATTCTTAAATAGTTTGTCTGGAAGTCAAATAACAGAAATAAAAAACTTTTATAATAATATACCAACAATACAAGAAACTGTTGAATTTACTTGTAATATATGTGGGCATGAAAATAAATATTTAGTGAGGGGTTTGCAAGATTTTTTCGGATAACCCTATCTCAAAACTCTTTAACTAATTATTATAAGATGAGCTTTAATTTAATGCATATCCATAAATGGAGCTTATCTGATATAGAAAATATTCTCCCTTGGGAATTAGAAGTATATTCAAATCTTTTAATAAACCACATCAACGCAATGAATAATAGCAATTCTGGAGAATAGCGATTTGAGATAGGGCAAATTCTCGTTGATTGTTAATCAACGAGAATAGTATAAATATAGGAAAGGGCGTTTGCACCCATTCTTATAAGGATTTATTCATGGCTGAAGATATTACCACAGACGACGCAAAAGAACCACGCAAATTCAAAGACCGTAAAGAATATTTGGAATTCATTGCTGAACAGAAGGCATTGAAAGATAAAGAAAATAAAAATTCTACAGAAGATAGATTTGAATTGTTTGATAAAGATTCTCATCTTTCTAAGAAAGAAAAACGACCTAAAGAACAAATAGATACTTTACGGTCAATCTTAACTGCGGTAAACAATAATAATAAATTATCAAATCAAATATTAGCAAAACTTAATCAAAAAGTTGTTAAAGAATCGTTATCGGAAGATGTTGATAAATTTAAAAAACTGCAAGATAAGTTTGATGAATTAAAATCAAATGTTAGTGATTTAAGAAGAACTGCGGAATCTATTAGATTAGCTGTTTTAGACCGTCAAAATATCAATGAACAGCAATTATCAACTCCAATTGATATTAGGCAAAATGCGAGACAAGAATCAACAACAAAAGTAATAGAAAAGTCTCCGCAATATATTACTAATATAAGACAATATCAAAATATCAATGAAAAGCAATTATTAACTCCAATTGATATTAGACAAAATGCGCGTCAAGAATCAACAACAAAAGTAATAGAAAAGTATCCACAGTATATTACTAATATAAGACAATATCAATATAAAAGAAATCCTAATATTAAAACTTCTCGTAGAGAAAGCGTTGTTTCCGGGCTTGGTAGAAAAATAGGAACACATATTGGTGGTCGTGGTTTAGGTAGTCTTATAGCAAAATCTATAAGAATTGGTGAAAAGACTACCGGTGCAATCATTAAAGCACCTTTTAAAGTTGCGGATAAAGTTGTTAAAGGTGTTACCGGAAATAATTCAAGAAATGCATTAATAAGAGCAAATAGAACAGCAGAAACATCTAAATTTAGAAAAAAGATGTTAGATTTGCTTGGCATCATATCCAAAAAAGACACACAGAGCACTTCTACGACACAAACTTCTTCAAGTAATGGCTTATCTAACCTTTTGAAAATTGGTGGTGCTGCGGCGTTAGCTGGTGGCATAGCATCACAAATACCGGCTATTAAAGAAAGATTTACCAAGAATGAAGATGGGACATTTGGACCAGAACATAAAGGTGGTGCTGAAAGAGTAAAACAGTTGGCTAGTGGTATGGCTGAATCATCAGTAAAAATAATGAGTGCTTTTGGACAAGGAGTTAAAGAAGCTGCTGACAAACAATTACTTGAGTTTGGTGAAAACAATTATAAAAGATTCAAGGAAATTGAATCAACCGTTAATGATTATAGCAAATCTATATTAGACGCTTTATCTAATGCTTTGAATGGAGTATATGACAAATTATCAAATGTTGCCAGTAATGTTGCTGATAAAGCATTGGAAATTTCAACAGACATTTATAATGCACCCGGTAAGGCGGTTGATTATGTTTCTGATATGGTTAAGAATTCACCACCAGGAAAAGCATTACAAAGAGATATTAATGAAATTGTTGCTAATAATCCATTCCCCGATTATGTATCTGGTATGAAAGATTCTAATAAATTCACACCAAATAAAGATTATAATAATATTGCAAATTCATTAAACAAGCCTTCAACATCACCAACATTAAGACAACTTGAAGTGCAGCAAAAACAAGCAGATAATTTACAAAGAGATAGAGATAAAAGTTCATCACAACCGGTTATTATCAACAATTCTACTAACACCAAAGAAACTCCTAAGCAACAGCCAAGTATTGTTAGATTAGGTACTAGAAATTTAGACAGTTCCAATCAACAGCTACAAAGAAGTATTTTGTCTGGTGGTTATATAGGAACTGGATTTTTAGTGCAATGAAAGATTTTGGGGTTACGCGAGTCTGTGCCTTAGCCCATGTCCAATATCTTTTCCTTCAATCCACAATTGTTTGAGTTCTTGTCTAGCTTCATATCTATCCCCGAATAGATAGGTTGTTGGTTTATTTTGGGCAACTTCATTTTCAACAGTATTGTTAATTATAATCTGTCTCTTAGCCTTTTTAGATTCTATTTGTTTTGGAATAACTTTTTGCACAACCTGTCTATTTAATGCAGTATTAATTTGTTGTGTGTTATTTTTAATAACCGGTTTATTTAATTTTTCAACTGTGCTATTAACAGCTTTGGTAATTTTTTCTTTAACAGGCTGTTTTGGTGTTGCAATAGAATTGTTTACAGCTTTGGTAACGTTTCCTTGAACAAGCTGTTTTGGTGTTGCAATAGAA